CACGCTTGGAATTCTTGTGCTCGGTGTATGCCTTCAACACTGTGGCAGGCATCTTCGTTTTCTGCGGCCCTTTCTCGATTTTGACGGCCTCGGCCTTACGCTTCCCGATTTCCGCCTCCCCGAGTCGCGTCACCAGTGGCTGCTCGCGGCGGAACTTGCTGCCGACGACGTTATCGGTCTGGTTCACCAAGTCTTTGCCTTCTAGCGCGGCGGTGCGCTCCGCAACATCTCCCGGCTGTACGCCCAGCGGACCCGCGAAGTCGAGATGACCGATGTCCAGTGCATTCGACATCTCGTTGGCGCGGCGAGCCTTGCCGGTGTCACCAACGCCACTGAGTGCGCCGCCGAGCAAGATGTCGCTCATAGTCTGCATACCGGCAGACTGATTAGGAAACGCCTCTCCGAGACTCGCTTGCCGCTGCTGGTACTCCCACGGCTTCTCGAAGGCGTTGGTGCGCAATTCCGCCATTCGAGCCTCGGCATCAGTCTTACGCCCAGTGGCAGCCGCCGAACCCGTCTGCGCCGCCAGCAGCGCCGCCTGGGCCTCCATTGCAGCGCGCTCATTCGGCGACTGCCCGCCGAGCAGCAGACCGGCGATGTTCTGCGAAGCCGCTGCCAACGAGGGATCGTTGTAGCGCGGCTGGTACAGTGGATTCGGTGCAGTAGTGCGAGCCATGTCAGTACCCCGCCCGCGGGCCGACGTAAGATTGCTGCGGCGCAGCAGGAGCGCGCGGCGCAGCCGGCGCCGCCCCAGGAGCCTGCGGTGCCCGAGTCATGCCGTAGAGGCTCACGACGTTGCTGGCGAGGTTGAACAGGTCGGCGGCGTTGCGGTAGCCGCGACCGGCGTTCGCCGCTCCGGCAAGTTCGTAGGGCAGCACGGAAGCCGAGCCCTGCGAGCGATCGGACAGCGCTCCCAATGCCGAGAACGCCCGCCCGGTCCCGAGTTGGTTGGTCGCATGGTTCTGCCTGAACGCCCCCAAGCGCGCCTGCGCCCCCAGTCGGCCACGGCTGCTGCGGATCGCGTTTGCCATCTGGCGGGCGACCTCACCCTTCACCTGGATCGGGGCAGACCCAGAAGTGGGGAGGTCGGCCGAGAAGTCCTGTGAAGGCACCAGCGCCGAGGTGCGGCGCTCCGCAGTCTGCGCGAGGGATTGGTTCTGGGCAGCCGGCGACAACTTGCTGGTCTGCTGGTCAATGATGTCGGTGGCCTGCCCCTGAATGTTCCGCTGTCGATCGCCTTCAGCCAACGCCACATCCTCCCGAGCGTCGTTGGTGCGCTGAGCACCCACATAGTTCGAGGCCGCACCAGCGCCGGCTAGTCCAAGTCCGATCAAGGCTGGGGTACACATCAGCGCACCACCTTGGTTGACAGTTTCTTCTGCTTCGTCGGGTCGGGGATCTTGAACTGCGACGCCACGGTATCGCGATTGGGCTGTCCGGTATACCCCGGCGTCGCAGTCTGAGCGGTAACTTCCGGCGCAAAGATGGGACCGGTCGCCAGCGGAGTCGTTGACCCACCTCCGGCCACGTTCACGCGCTCACCCGTCGCCGGCAACAGTGCGGTATTGGGGTGCGAGGCCGGAGTGTCAGGGAACACGAATGACCCTTCCGAGGCGTACACCCGCGGGCGATTGCGAGCGCCATACTGCGTCATGAAATCGTCGTTGTAATTCTGGGCCGCAAACGGATCATCGCGCGGCGCCGACTGCTCGGACGCAGTGCGATAGAGGTCTTGGTCGGTCAGGGCTCCCCAGTCGGGGTTCGCGGCGTCGGCCTGGGCCTGACCACGCGAGAGGTCGCGAGCAATGAGATTCGGGATTTGCCCGGTCATCCAACTCGGCGCGTCCTGCCAGTTCGGATTTTGCCGCGCGTCGTCGATGTAGCGCAGAGTCGCCTTCGGATCATCCAGCGCGGTCTTGGCGGACTTGAAAATGTTGGATGGATCGAATGCCGCTGCCGCCGTGTCACCGAGGACATGCCCTGCGGCACGGCTCGGGTCAACACTTTTGAACAAATCATCACCAAACTTATTGTAGAGAAAGCTGGAATTCGCAGTTGGTGGTGCGCCAAAAACAGGCTTGAGAGATTTCTTGGCACTGCTGACAGCACCACTACCAAACACATGCGACACAGCCTGAGTAAACGGGTCTTTGCTTCCACCTGGGAGAATGTCACTGAGCCAACTCATGTCAGGTCACTCCCGTAACAGACTTGCTCGGATTCGCCGCCCGCTGCCGCGTCACCGACCACCCAGGATACCCCTGCCCCTGCAGCGCCACCGAGTTCGACAGTTGCCCGGTGAAGTTCGCGAACAGGTCAGCCAACGGCGAATATGGCGGCGGGCGTGTGAGTTCTTGGGCGCGCGCTGACGCAGTGGCCGCAGCGTTGGCAAGGTTCCCGCCCCCGCGAACCATATTCAGCAGATCGGAACGGTTGCCCTCGACATCGGCGCGAGCCTGCTGCCCGGCACCGAATGCGCCCTCGGACACGGAGGCGCGGGCATCATTGATCTTCCCGGTCAGGTTCGCGGCTTGCTTGGCGCCGGTCGAGCTGTCGAGGTTCCCACCGCGGGCGAGCGAGTAGGTCAACTGGTCGTTGGCCTCCTGACCCTGCTTTTCGAGTTGCGGCATGTAGAAGTCGCGGTAGTCCTTCTCACGCTGACCGTAGAACTCGTCCCCGAACCCGCTGAACGCGGCGTTCACTTTGTCGGTGCCGCGCAGGACGTTCTGCTGTCTCTCGGCCTCCTGGCCGCGCATGATCGCTGCGGAATTGTCCTTGGGCTGGAAGCACATGGGTCAGTGGCTCGGAAACGCCAATTCCAACACCAGGGCTACCACACCAAGCGCCGCGAAAACCACCAACAGAAAGATTGCCTTGCCGATGTCGATTGCCGAGCGGTGCATCACCAATCTCCCATTGTGCTGTCCAATAGTATCAAAGACTTGACCATCACGACGCCTTGGTGTCCGACCCGGTGAAGTGTAGGCAAGCGTTCGAGAGCCTGGCGTAACCCCCTGCCGTGCAGACCAGTTTCGGAGCGATGTGGGTAGCGTGAACCGGGCATCGGGAAGCCGGCTCGTTGTACGAGATGTGTGGGAACGCGCCGACCTTCACATGCTGAGTCAGGTCACGCGGGTCTACCAGCAACGTCACGTCCCATGTGTTCTCGCAGTCGATGTCCACGGCCACGACCTCCTTGTAGGTCGCTGGCTTGTCGCCGTGCAGGAACGGGAACTGCACTGTCACATCGCAATCACCATCATCATCGTACTCACTACCGCTGTCACCGCCGTAGAGGTACACCAGATCACCCGAGCGAGCGAGCAGCATGTCGTCAATTTCGGCGAACAGATCAATCGTGAACCCCGGCTTGTAGTACGACCAGGCGTTGATCCCGCTGGCGACGAACCGTGTGAACACGAACACTGTGTCGCCGATGGCGAGCCAGAACCGCCCATCTGTCGGCTCAATGGCAGCTACGGCTGCATCCACCGCGGCCTCTGACAAACCGGCCACTGTGCTGAGAACGAATGGGTCGATGGTTGTGCCCACATCCTGCATTGCGGCGCTGTTCGATGAGTCGCGGGCGCGCAGGGAGCGGATACCTGAGTCGGACAGGTAGAACACGTCCGAGTCGGAAAATGCCACCACCGCCCTTGTGGATCGCAGACCAGTGCGCTTGATGGTCTGCACAGCGCGGTTCAGCGCCGGATCAGGGTCCACGAACTCGATGATGATGCTGCGGCGCCCGAACACTGCCAGCGAGCCCTGGTAGACCTCAATGCCGATAATTTCCTGTGAGCCGCCGTCGTTGTTCGCCATGTTGACGAAGCCGGCGCCAGTGTCATTGTCGGCGTTCCAGCCGGTCGCGGTGTTGACGCCGGAAAACCCCAAGATGCTGCCAACGGTCGTGTAAACCTTGCTCTTGTGGGTCATGGCACTGCGACCCTTGAGAACAGGATTGCCAGCGAAGCCGAAATTCTCACTGTCGAGGGCGATGTTGAACTTGTCACCGACCTCAAACGTGCCAGAAATCGTCGCGGTCCACTTTTCCTTGGCTCCGGCAATACCGCCGGCCATGTTCGCTGCCGTCGTATTCACGGACGCCAGTTCACCGACCGTCACGTTGCCGCCGACCGTAACCACAACCTCCTCGGCCAATGGGTTCGTACCGGTGGAGGTCTTTTTCCCGATCAGCACTTGCGCGCCCTGGGCGTAGGCAAGGTAATTCGTGCTGAACGACCGAATCTGCGTCGCAATATTCTGCGCTGTCACCTCGTTGCTGGTCGCCCAGTCAACATCGGTGTCCAGAATCTCCACACCGCCTACCGTGACCGACGTAACCTCGTTCACGCCCGCGCTGGAGGTTCCTCCGGTGACAACAAATCCACCAGACGTGGCCACAACGTCACCACCGGTCACAACCTCGACTACCAGACCATTCGGTGACGCGCCCGAGTCCTCCGCGGCGCGAATCACGACTGCTGACCCGTTCACCACCGCATCATATTCGGGCGAGGTCGTGTTGTTGTTGATGGCGTCCACGATGGTCTGGGCCGTGACAGCGTTGCTGCTCGTCCAGTTCACGTAAGTCGGCAACAGGTCCACGCCGTCCACCTTGACCGACGACACCCGGTTCACACCTAACGACAATGACCCACCGAGAATCTGGAATCCACCAACCGAGCGCACCTCGGCCAACCCTACCGTCTGCCGCGCCAGCGTGATGTCCTGATCATCCACACCGCCGTCCACGTTCTCGGTCTCGGCGGCGATGGTGAACGTGCCATTGACCGCTTTCTCGATGGTGATGACGCTGCCAACCACCGAGGCCGTGAAATCCTCGTCCAACGCGATCAGTGACGCAAGATGAGCCGCGATGCCGTCGTTGTCGGTGAACGAGGCGATGACCCGACCGGCCTCCCAGTCCTGCACCAACTCACCATCGTAGAAGTGATGCACGCTGCCGTCGGCGTACTCCGCGATGGCGTAGATTTTCCCGTCGAAGTTCTCTGAGTCCAGGATCGCCGTCATCGCCGAGCCGCTGGTGGCGACGAGGCGCTGGTAGTTCACCCCGGCCGGCACAGCAGGCGCTGCAGCAGAGCCGAACACCCAGAACTCCCCGAGCAACCCGTGCGCGCCGAAGGTCTCGTCTGTCGGCAGCGTGTACTTCAGGACGAATTTCTTGCGCTTCTCGATGTCACCGCCGCGGGTGAGGTGGCCGTTTTCGAGTGTGTAGATCGTCCCGGCCTCCAGCGCACTGATCGGCCGGCGCCGGTCCATGCCGGCCTTGAAGTCCTTGATGAAGGTGTACGACACGTTACAGCGTCACCCTCGGCACCCGAATCCGCAGCCCGGTGCGCGGCTCCTCCTGCGCGCCTCCCATGAACAGGCGCTTCTTGGACGCCAGACGGCCCTGCATCTTCAGTTGGCGCTTCTGCGCCTTCTCCAAAATCAACTGAGCGTCGGGCTGCTTGTTCGCGGCTAGAATCTCCGCCGCCACGAACAGGACGATCATGCGGTCGTCCAAGTCTGCGCGGTCGTTCGTATCGACCATCGGCGTGAGTTTCTTGATGCCGTCGAAGCGAACCAGCCCGCCATTGGAGGCGGGGATCGGCCACACCTCGAACTGCGTTTCGCTGATGATGTCCCACTTCAGCGCGGGGTCGCTGCGCTCGTCCTCGTCGCTGTCCTGCGCAGAGTAATCAGCCAGCGAGATACCCTGATCCATCTTGCCCCACACGCTCGTCGTGTTCGTCCACAACTCGAATGCGCGCTCGATGTTCATGTTCGTCGGGAAGTCGTAGTACCGCTGCCCTGCCGCTAGGGTCTTGGTCGCCTCGGTCTTGTCGATCCGCATGAACGGCCAATCGAACTCGTCGTACAGTTCCTCCTGCACACGCCTGATCTTCTGCTGGATGTTCGACAGGTCATCCAGGCCACGCGAGGTATTCGTGGACAAGCGGGCCTCGGCGCGCACCTGTTCGGTCAGTTCGTTCAGCGTGACGTTCCGCATCTCGCGCTCCTAAAAGAAAGGGCCACCTCGGTTCACGCCGAAGTGGCCCCCATTGTGCCCTGACTTCAGGCCGCGGTGGCCCGCGCCCAGTCCGGGGCTTCCTCTGACGGCATCCAGTCGGCCGGCACCTCCTGCGGCAGAGCACTGCCGTAGGTGGAGCCGAACACCTTGCCAACCACCTTCTCGCCGTACACAGCGATCAGGCGAGCCCGCTCGTCGCCCGCGGGACGCGCGGACTTCGAAGGGCGCAGATGCACCACCCCGTCGTCGCCGTGGATGCTGCGGAGGATGACGACCTCCGCGGCACTGAGGCCGACCTTCGGGACTTCGTGCGTTATCTGCCCGGCTGGGCGAACGGTGGCGTCGTAGAACATTGCTGCTGCTCCTAGGAGGTTAAGCGACCGAAGTCACCAGCGACGTGTTGAGCTGGTTGGTGATGAGACCACCCGTGCTCGTCATCGCGCGGTACATGACGTACTTCTCGGGAGGCCTGGCCGGCGTGTGCATCTTCTCCCACTCGCCGGACATCGGACGGAGCTTGATGGCCTCCAGGTCGAGCGCATACAGGTACTTCGCGCGCGACAGGTCATCGAGCTGCGGGCAGTACTCAATTTCCAGACCCTTGAACGACAGGTCCGCCATTGAGGCGTCGATCTTGCCAGACTTCGCCCAACCTTCGAGTGTGTAGTTGCCCTTCGAGCGCAACTCCTTCTCGAACGCCGTCATGTAGTCGCTGCCGGCGAACAAGTTCGTCGGACCGCGGCCGTACCGGCGAAGCTGGCGAAAGTGGACCTGCAGCGAGTTGACCAAGTTGTTGTCGCTCGGCGTCGCGGAGCTGATCGCCAGTTCCGCGCGGTTGCGCCACCAGGTATTCGCCACCCGGTCGATGCCGAACGTCGAGCCCGCGGCCGTGGGATCGTCGAGAATGAACGACAGGATGCCGGGGATGACCTTGGCGTCCTGCGTGCCGTCGCGCCAGAGGATTTCGTCCATCGAGCGGGCCGTGCCCTCACTCATGTCCTCCATCTTGTCCTCCAGCAGCCCGGTCAGCGCGACCAGTTCGCGCTCGTCGTGCTTGGTCGTGTCGGCGCTGTCCATGCTGTCCACAACACTGATGCCGTCCACCTTGAGTTCGGTGAGCGTGAGGTTGATGCCCGAGTGCATCTCGTACCACTTGGCCTGGGCACGCTTGATGTTGGCGGGGTTGCTGTACGCCACCTCGTCGTCGTGCGAGAAGCCCTGGACCGTGGTCGTGTAAACGCCTTTGACCGGCGTGGTGATGAACTCCTTGCCGCCAGGGAAGGTTTTCTTCTTGGCGTAGAGAGCCTTGACCAGCGGGCGCTTCTGGATGACGTTGGAGTGGGCGGGACCGCGGACGTGGAAGTCCAGGGCGGCGTTGGCGATGTTGCTGAGTTCCTGTGCGGTGAACGGCATGGTGACGTACTCCTAAGTGGTGGGGGTGTAGTTCCCGCTCACCGCCAACCTCGCTGCTTCCAGCAAGGTCTTGGGGCGCGCGGCAACCGTCGCTGCAGACGCTGCGCCACCAGTCACCGTTCGTACCGGCTGCCGAACAGGCATGAGAGCCGCCAGATTCGACTCCACGGTGCGCTTGGCTTTGTCGGCCATCGCAACCGCGGCTTCGGGGGTCTGAGGGTACCCTTCCTGCGTCATCAGATAGTTGATTTCGCGGATGACCAGAGGCTGCTTCTTCTGGTAATCCGGGTCAGTCTTTTGCCGTATTTCCCAGCCCTCGACCGCTGCTGTCACCGACTGCACCAAGGCATCCGTCTGCCGCTGCTGGTCGGCCTGCACCGAGGTCTGCTGCAACCTCTGCGTGTGACCTTCCAACCGCGCTCGCGTATGCCGCTCCCGTTGAAGCTGGCCCGCAGTCTCCGCGTCCGTGACACCATCCGCCACCTTCTTGCTCAGGTCGGCATCCAGCGTGCGGCCGGTTGCGACAAACAGAGCCTCCAGGTACGGCTGCATCATTTGCAGCGCCTTCTCCGGGTCTCGCTTCATTGCAGCCATGATGGCAAAGCCATCGTTGACCTCTTGAGCGTTCAGATCGGCACTGCGAACAGCGTTTGCGAAAGCGTTGAACCGTTGCAGGGTTTCCTGCTGCGGCGCATTGCTCTCCTTGAGCTTGGCGAGTTCAT